AGAGCCCTTGTTCTCTGCTGCATGTTAAATCTCTGTTGTGCAGCGTCTAGCGTAGCCTGCTTAGCTGCACGACTAGCAACCTGACGAGCAGTAGAACCACCTGCTAGGGCTTCTGCTTTTAGTTTCTGAAGTTGTGTGATAGACCTACGAATGTCTCTAGTTGCTTGTTCATAAATATCAGTGCGGGCTTTAATGTCCATCTGGTCTAATTTAAGCTTAGCCATTTCAGACTTCTGAACATCCTCCCAGACCTTCCAACGCAGGTCAGTATAAAGTGAAGCCCAATTCTTACCAGTAGTAGTTTTAGTACCGGGCTTTGGTGGATCTAAAACATAGACGTTCGTGCCGTTGACGGATTTAATTCCCATTATAGTTTCCTCTTACTATCAATCAACTTTAGCATCTCAAAGACCTCTGGATTCTCAAGAGATAATTCATACATCCCTCTTGCTTCTTCTTCTGAAATACTTAACTGGTTTGATAGTCCTGCTATTTTGGAAGGGGAGATATCTTTCTGACCTTGAATAATAGCTTGCTGTGCTGCGGTTCCAATGCCGGCTTCAATGCCGGCACCTGCAATACCAACTGCTGACTGAAAGCGTTCCATCCTCTTCTGTTCGACAGCAGCTTCAAGTGCTCTTTCCTCACGAATCTCTCGTTCTCTTTCAGCAATATCAGCCTGTAGAACCTTTTCACCGATAGCGCTTTCTTGAGCCATTCTTTCCTGCTGTAGTCCAACGGCAGAAGCAAGCGCTTGACCACCTGCTGCAACACCACCACCAGCAAGAAGTGCTTTCTGTCGCTGTTCCATTTGTTCAGATGCTTGGTCAGCAGCACCACGAAGCTTACCTGATATAGCAGCTTCTTCTCTTGTTGTGAGACCTAGCAAACCTTCCGCCTCTCGCTTTCTTAGTTCTTCTAGTCTTTTCTTCTGCTCTCTTTCCATTTTGCCAGGAATGAGGCTAGGTAAAGCACCGACAGCAGAACCGCCCGCTCCTATTAACATTGCAAGTGTGACTGGATTCATGTTGTGTAATCTCCTATGAATAAAGTAAAAGTCAAGTTATCTGTAAAATACTTCAGCTTTGAAAGTTCTTGCAGTCCAACAACCTTCTTCAGTTTTGGGATCGACATAAACTGAGAACTTGTAGTTACCAGCAGTAAGTCCCTTCAATATAACAGTCCAACCAATCCATCTACGAAGACCAAACTTGATTTCATTTACCTCATATGATGTAACCGAAGGTTTCCCTATTAGACCAAATGGATTATTGTTACCACTAGGACCAGCAGAGGTAGGAACAGTTTCTTCAAAAGCATAAGCTCTAGACTGCTCTACAAAAGTTAGTAAATCATCTTCATCTTTTCTGTAACCTAATTTAAGTGTACTATCCCAGAAGCCCTTGGTAGCAACTGTCTGTTCAAATGATGGACAAGAACCTCCAAAGGTAATAATTAAGTCCGCTGTATCTTCTAGATAGATTGATGGGGAAGTCTGATAATTAGATTGCCAAATCTTCAAGTTGTTATCATTCAGACGACCTTTCTTAATAGTATTAGTCCAGTAAGATCTATCGCTCTCCTGTTTGCTGGTTGAATAACCACAGGCAATACCACTAGCAAAAGTGTATTCATTTGTAATGGGCTGGTAATCACCAAGTTGGATCTCTTCAGTTCCCATTAAGTTATCATCAAAGTCTGCGCTAACAACGCCCTCATTGATATAATCTTTAAGTGCTTCATCATTTCCATTTAGGTCAGAAGCATCAAGCGTCTGACCATCAACAAATGTATTTGGTTTAACGTATGGCATTATCTCATAGCCCTCACTGCAATAATATTGTTTCGAGACACTTTCAAAGTGTTCGGAGCATAGTTTACTTTTGCTTGTAATTCTACTTTTGTATAAGTTCTTATTCCAGTAACACCATTATACTTAAGCATTTTAGAAAACTGGAAGGTCTGAAAACCAAGTCCAACACCTGTATTCTCAGGCAGTCCATCATTTGTAGTCCAGTATCTAGATGTTCCACCAGCCATAGAGGTAAATGAATATCCCCATTCTCCAATTACTAAAGTCAAAGGACCTGCTCCATCATCATAAGTAAGTAGAAGCTGAAAAGCATAGTAGTTTCTGTCCCCGTTTGGGGGGACAGCAGTGGAATCATAGTTGTTTTCAACATCAACATTAGTAATTAAACCAGAACATTCTATGCGGCAAACCTCATCTCGCTCTGGCTGGTAACCTAGAATACATTCCGATGGTTGAATACCTGTGCTATTTACAGTGACATATGAAGTTGAATTTGTAATGAACTGAGCAGTTCCATCATATACAAAATCAAATAGTTTATTGCATACACCAGTAGCTGTATTATCTATATGAGCAATGGTAATCCAGTTATCTGCTGTATTGGCAGGATCTAGTACACCTGTCTGTGTGGCAGCACTATCATACGGCTGATTTAATTCAGCCGCTGTAGGAATGTCTCCATCCTCAAAAAAGTTATTATTTACTATAGCCATATTTTCTCCTTATGTTAGCGAAACTGGTTACGGCACCAAATAGTAGCACTGAAGATCTTAAAATCTGTAGAGGTAACATCAAGGCTAGGCATCCCCGCTGCCCACCAAGTGTTAATTTTACAACGAACATCAATTGTTACTGGTTGTGTACCACAGGCAATAGCAAAGGGAAGCTGCGTAGTATGTCGTCTAGGCATAATATTACCAGTTCTAGCAACAGAAACATTATTCACATAAACCTGCCATTCTGTCCACCAGTCATTACCACGACCACGAGCGCCGGCAGCAACATCAAAAACATTATTGCCGTGCTCCCAATCAATAGTAGCACAACCAATAAGCATTCCTTCTCTAGCATCAAACCGAAGAGGGAAGCCATCTAAACCTGAATCTAATTCTGGAATAGTATTGAAGCCAGCAGACCAAGTGTCTGCATCTAGATCGACTGAAGTAACAGGTGTGTAGATATCAGCAGCAGGATTTGTGTATGTCTGATAATATGCTTGTGTTGGAAAGATAGTACCAAACTGGTTAATAGGTCCAGCAACATTTAGAGGACTATTAGCAGGTAGTTTTAGTTGGTCTTTACCGACAGAATCAACAGGCATATTATTGGAATCAAGGCGACCATTAAGTTCATCTAGAGCCTTATCAACATTAGCTGTAATATTATCAGTCTTAACTTGATCGAACTGGTGCAGTGGTTTATCTGTGAATGTTTTAGCCATTAATTATCTCCTAATAGGGCTGGTTTCTACCAGTTCTTGCTCTTTGGTTAAGAGGAAGCTGGTCTCTGCTGTTATGGTTGATACTGAAACCGAGGATATGAAACGGCTTACCATTCTGCTGGGATACACGGAATCGAAAGTTATCAACCAATTTTGTATTCACATCCCAACGAATTACTACGATTCTACCACCTCTCAATAAATCCTCACCAATAACAAATGGTGCTTTGCTAACAGTGAGATCCTGTGGACCAAAGACAGGATCTTCTTCAGTTGTATATAGAATTTCTGATTTACTAATCTTTTGTTCACCAGCACTATACCAAGTTACATCATAATCATGTCCCCATTCTAGAACTACTGGATTATCTCCATAAGAAACCATCTCCATTTCTACATTAAATACACGATGCTTGATAGCAGAATTCCCAAAGTTAATCCAGTTACTTTCCCAAATGTTCTTATCGAGAGGACGATTGTTAGCGGTGTATGTAACGGTCCCTTGGCTCTCTGAAGCGCTAAGAACTTTCCCCCAGTACGGAGCACCTGACCAAACTTGCAAGCCAACCAGCGAGCCAAATGCCCCCGTAGTATTGGGATTTGATGGTGAACCGTTAAGTAGTCTCCAGTCAGGTCTTGTTCCAAAGATGAAGTTACCATTTGGATCTGTCTGAATAGTGCTAAAAGACCAAAGGTATTCATTGTCTTTTGTATTAGGTCCTCTGAAAGAGAATGATTTATTGTAAGTATGTAAGACGATTCCTCTAGTGGGAATCGTTTCTCCCTTACGAACGTAGTGCAACCAGTATTCTTTTTCTTTCTTGGAATAAGCAGCACAGCAGTTTGGAAGTGCTGCAACATTAATAGACTGGATTGCTTTGCCGATTAGGTCTGAGATCTTTACCACACGTACCTGAGAACCACCTTCTAAGCCGCCTGTAGCAGCGTATAAGCCATCTTTATTTAGAAAGACTATACCGACACCGGGAACTATTTGAATCGTGTTAGAAGCCGTTGTACCTACGTCTGGTGAAAGGGAAGAAATGGTAAGACCTTGTGATCCCTGACGGATAACATCAATGGCTCTTTCCCTAAAAATAAGCAGACTGTTATAGAAGCCTATAATTTTAGTGATGTGACCACCAGTGCTTGAACCAATATCAAAATAATTAAAAGCTCCAAACTGTTCTGGCAATCCAGCTTCACTATAGATAATTCTTGTGGGATGACCTGCACCACCGCCTAAGAAAAGGCGGTTATTCCATGCGGCTCCAAACTGATAGGTAGTAGAAATTGCATCAGAATCAGTAAGAGAAGGAGCAGGTGTAACTAGGGAACTATCAGGGATTACATCAATAAATTCAGTAGTGCTATTATCATCTAACTGCTTAACAAGATAATACAGTTGTTCGTTAGAAGTAAGCCCATTTCTTGAGCGCATATTCTTTGTTCTATAAATTCTACGAGCTACAATACCTTTACCTCCTGTTGGAACTTCATTAACTAAAACACCTCTACGTGATTTATAAGTAGCATCGTTTGTCCAATCAACGGCTGAAGGAAGACCTAGAGGACTTTCTGAACCTGTATCAGATACAAAAGACATACGATATGAGAAACTATTTCTATCAGCATTTTCAGTGTCACCAAGACCAATGGCTCTAGTTTCCGCAAAGTTAGGGCGTGGAAGACCTTCCTGCAAATCAGAAACAGCACCATAGATAGGATTGACATTAATAAGTTCTAACTGAGGTGTAGCAATAGTGAAACCAAAAAGCCTGTGGCGATTATCTCCATAGAACCAGATAGGCTTATCATATCCATTTAGAATAAGAAGTCTATTCCCGTAAGGAATATACTGTGTTCCTACATCACCAACCTTTCTAGTGCGGCGACCTGTAGCGATTGTTGTTTTATGGTCCCAGAAAGCCGAGACTGCGATGTTATCTGAGCAGCCCCAAAGGAAATAAAGTTCACCACCTTGTTCAATGAAATGGTATACCTGTCCAGTAGATTGTTTAGTCCAGATAAACTGTGAATCAACAACAGTATCCATATAAGGGCTTGTATCGCTCGTTAGAACAGCAGGAAATTGCATCCATGGTTCTAGTCCTCTATCAAAAAGCCAGCCATCTCCAGTGGGATCTATGCGTGCAGACTTAATGCTCTCAGCACCACCAGCGCTTTCTTTCCAGCGCTGATCAACACTAGGAGCATCTCTGTACTTAAGTATAGTTCCTTTAACAGCCATGATTTATCCCCCGTTTCTTAGTGAATTATTATCAAACCTAAACATTCTATCACCAGTCATACGGAATTGTCCTCTACGAACAAGGGAATCAATGTGATCACAATATCTACGCTGAAGTTGTTTAATCTCTTTGTCCATCTTACGTCTGTAGTTCTCAGCATTAGCCATACTTCCAACCTTGTCATAAAGAATTTCTAGTGTCTTATAGGCAATAAGCTGATGGAATTCTGCTGGCATTTGTGGACTATCAGTCGCAAAGCCAAGATGATCAGGCTTGTAGTAGTAACGGGCAGTTCCTTCACGAAGGAAATCCTGTGGAACTTTACTGTAAGAGGCATCTGCGGCTGCTCTTTCTACTGCTTCATCCCAAGAATCAACACGGGGATAAGGTCTAATACGGTTGTACTGTCCATCCTGTTCAATGTAGCGAGGATTACCGGGATCAATACAAGTGAACTTAGTAACAGTAAAGGTGGACAAGGTATCAAACACGATAATTGGTGCCAAGAAGTTAACACTATTTCTGGTATTAGACATAGCAGCATTGCAGAATGTCCTCCATACTGGAAGACCACGACGATTACCTGTGCTTCTGTCGTAGTTAGCATTCCAGAAAATCATCTTATTAAGACCTTCAAACTGCGTGGGGCTAACATCAAATGTTTGAAAGGTATCAGCAATAACTGGTTGATCGTCCCAACTAGTAAAATTAATCTGAAGTTGATTTGTTCCCTGCTGACCACCTGCAAAGTGAATATCTCTGGGCTCTGAGAGAGCCCCAACTTTACCGTCTTTAACAAAAGCCCAGCAAACTTCTAGGTAACTATTCTTTGGAAAAGCATCATTAGTTTCTGTAGGAATATCAGCTAATGTTAATTGGTATGCTTCTGGAACATAAAAGCTGGGAGACCAGATATAAGCCTCAGCATAAGAAGCAGTATAATCCTTTCTGAGATTCATCTGTTCTTCTTTACGTGCCATAAGACCAATGAGCTTCCCGTAAGGTGGTAGATTACCACCACCGCCAACACTAGGAGCGTCTCTGTGAGAGAGACTAAGAAGTTCAATAGCATCTTGAGGAAGATCATAAAAGCGTTTCTTAATTCTCCAACTAACATCATCAGAATCTGTGGTCCCGTGGAATACTTCATCTAGAAGGATGTTGCCTGGATTAACAATCTTAGAAATGCCGTATTCATAATTCTGAATCTCAATTACCTGTCCCTCAAAATCAATCTTAGTTAGTCTGTCCATCGGTACGGAGAATGTTACCTGCCTACTGCCCTTAACAACATTAGCATTAACTTCTGTTACGGGAGCTACGACATCTCTTGTTGGTAAGATGTCAGGGATGAATTTAAAGTGATATTCTTTTGTTCCGAAAGTCCAACGCTTAGTAGTCCAGATCTCATAGTAAGCATCATTAATAAGACCATCCAATTGGTCGTTATAGTTCTGTAGTTCAGGAGAATAATCAGTGATGTTCTTG